AAACTACATCTGCTAGAGAAAAGATAGTAGATAAAATCAAAAAGTAATATTATTAGTTTATCAACGGAGGAGGTAGTAGTATGGAAACATTATGGACAGTAGCAGCACCAGCATGGCAATGGATACTTGGGACAGCAGTGGCTCTGTATGTCTGGGAAGAATATCTAGAACATGTATGGTACAAGTTTAAACATTGGGTTCTTAACGAACCTCACAAGAGTAAGTAGTGATAGAAGTAATCGTAGCAATAATAGGACTAGGGGTTGGTGATTATGCTGACCCTCTAGACCTTAACTTAGAAGATAAAAATAAGAAAGTAATAATGCAAAAAGCTTGTGAGGAAACTACTACACAAGATGCATATGGACAAGTAAGTACAATTAAAACATGTAGGACTATGAAAACAATTCATACAAACGAGGAGAAAGACTAATGCCTTTCATGACAAATGGTAAAAGGGATTATAAGAAAGAGTTAGCTTGGGAAAAAAGAAACAAAAAGAAACGAGTTAAACAAAGAGCATCTCGTAATGCAGCAAGAAGGAAGCTAGGACTTAAGGTAGGTGATAAGAGACATGCAGCTCATAAGAATGATAATGCAATGGATAATAGAAGAAGTAACTTAAAAGCACAGTCTGCTAAAAAGAACTTAACTAAAGAAGCTAACAAGAAGAGGAAAAAGCATGGTAAAAAAAGTAAGTAATAAGAAAGTGCATAACACACAACCTGCACCTAATAAACATTATAAAGATTATGTAGTTAATAAACACAATGGTAGACAGTGGCAAATACAAACTAAACGAGGTAGATAGAAATGACTTATATTGAGTTAGTAAATAGCGTATTAATACGACTAAGAGAAGAAAAGGTTGAGTCAGTTAATGACACTGAATACTCTTCGTTAATTGCTCAATTAGTTAATGTAGCAAAAAGAGAAGTAGAGAATGCATATAACTGGGAAGCACTTAGAAAGACTGTTACTATAATTACAGTACCTGATACTTTTCATTATAAACTTTTAGATACTACAACCGACATTAGAACTTTAGATGTATATAACTATACTAATAAGAACTGGATGGAATCTAGAACAACTGAATGGATGGATAGAGTCTTTGCTGCAGATGAAGTAGAAAAAGGTTCTCCTCAAGCTTACTCATGGAATGGAGTATCAGCTGAGGGTGAAATGGAAGTAGACTTATATCCTATACCTGAAGTAGCAGAAAGACTTAGATTTAATATGACAGCTCCTCAACAAGACTTAGAGTTAGATGGAGATAGGTTATATGTACCTCACACATTAGTTATTGAGAATGCGTTAGCTAGAGCTATTGAAGAAAGAGGAGAAGATGGAGGTAGTAGTAATCAACAATTAAGATATCAAAGTTTATTAGCAGATTCTATATCTATGGAAGCTAGTAGAAAACCAATGGAAACTGTTTGGAGGAGTGTTTAATGCCTACAGGAAACTTAGAGTCAGTTAGTTTACTAGCTCCTGGGTTCATGGGATTAAATACTACTGATGCAAAAGTAGGGTTATCTAGTGGATACGCTACTCAAGCTCTTAATTTAGTTATTGATAAAGCAGGTAGATTAGCTAGTAGACAAGGTCACAGGAAACTAAATACTAAAGAGATAGATGCGTTACCTGCAGATAAGTATATAGAATCTATTTGGAGACACGATACAATATATACTGATTATTATATTGCAGCAGGTAATGATAAGTTATTTGTAGGAGATATATTAAGTAGTGGTACATTTGCAGACCTAGTAGATATTACTCCATCTGGAGCAGGTATACAAGGTAATAGATGGCAGTTTCAAACATTACCAGAAGGTAGTGGAAACAATGCAAAGATATATACTATAGCCACACAGAGATTAAACAAACCTTTAGTAATAGATGAGAATGAGGGAACTTTACGAGCTAGACTATTAAAAGATGTAGGAACATTTCCAGAAGGAACAGGTACTAGTTGGGACCCTGATGCATGTTTAGCTGCTTATGGTAGATTATGGACAGCTAATGCAACAGAAGATAAAGATACTATATGGTATAGTGATTTACTAGACCCTACTAACTTTAGTACAGACAATTCTGGTATACTTGACATTAGTTCTGTTGTAGGTAACAACGATGTTATTGTAGGTATGGCACAACATAATAACTTCTTAGTTATATTCTGTAGAGATAACATAGTTATTTATAAGGGAGCAGATAATCCTGATACTATGTCATTAGAAGATGTTATTACTGGTATAGGATGTCTATCTAGGGACTCCATAAAAGCCACTGGTACGGATTTAATCTTCTTGTCTAAGTCAGGTATTAGAAGTTTGTCTAGAACTGTACAAGAGAAGTCTATGCCAATGAGAGAACTTACTCTTAACATTAAAGATACATTTAATGAATGGTTAAGATTTGAGAATGCTCCTGAAAATATTAGAGCAGGTTATTCTGAAGACAGTGCTTTTTATGTTATAACATTACCGTTTAATAGACAAATGATATATATTGATTTAAGACTGCCTATGGAGAATGGTAGTGCTAGGTGTACTACATGGTCATTAACTAATGGTAATCTCTTTAGTTGCTTCTTTGATGATACTCCTAAAAGAGATTTCTTGATAGGTATTAAAGGTGGTATAGCTAAGTATGAAGGAAACACAGATGACTTTGAATCTTATGATATTGTATATAGGTCTTCTAGTTCTGACTTAGGAGGACAAGGTCAAACAATTGTTAAGTTTGGTAAACGAGCAGACTTAATAATTGAGGGTGCTAAACAACAAGACTTTGTATTAAAGTATGGATATGATTATACAAGGAATCCAAGAAAGGTAGTAGTAGATAGAGACTTAGGTACAGGAGTATATGCTAGGTATTCTATGCCTACATCTTTATATGGAGTAAGTAAGTATTCACCAATAGGTATAGGTATACATAGAGTTAAAGTACCTTTAGGTGGAAGTGGAGATTCATTCTATTTTGGTATGGAAGCTACCATATATGATGAGTTGTTAAGTATTCAAAAGATTGACGTATTTTTAAAAACAGGGAAGAGAAGCTAATGAGTAATTATACAAAGACAACAAACTTTTTAAGAAAGGATTCGTTACCAGATACAGATACTGAAAAGATTATTAGAGGTTCTGAATTTGATACAGAGTTTAATAACTTAATGACATCTGTTAACAGTAAGGCTAATTTAAACTCTCCTGATTTCATAGGTACACCAAAGGCACCTACTGCACCTGTTGGAACTAACTCAAGACAGTTAGCAACTTGTGAATTTGTAACACAAAATGCTATGGTTTCAGGTATGATACTTATGTGGGCAGGAGCTATTGGAGCTGTGCCTGGAGGATGGACATTATGTGATGGAACAGATGGTACTCCTGATTTAAGAGAAAGATTTATTATAGGAGCTAGTTCAGCTTTAAGAGAAGGAAGTAAGGGTGGATATAAAGATGGTCAAGTTATAAACCATACTCACGGTGGTAATACAAATACTACAGGTAACCATAAACACACTGGTTCTACAACTTCAGCAGGTTCTCACTCACACACACAAACACCTTCTAGTAGTGTTATTTATGGAAGTGGAGCACAACAACCATCAGGGACAAGTGGAAGTAAAGCTGAAACTGGAATAGCAGGAGCTCACACACATGGCATGGCATTAAATAATGCAGGTAACCATGCTCACTCTATTACAACAGGTAATCCAAGTGGTGGTGTATCTAAAACAAATAGAAACTTACCTCCATACTATGCATTAGCATTTATTATGAAAGTTTAGGAGACACATTGGACAAAGAGACAGCTGAAAGATTTCTAAAGAAATCAGGAAGTAGAAAAGTATTAACAGATAATCTTATTGAAAATGAACATGGGTTCATGAGTTGGGTACTAGATGATGATGCATTTGTTTGTTTAAATGTATATGGTGATGGAGATTATTGGGATAAGTATATGAATGAGTTAGCTAAGCAGTTAGGATGTAAGACAATACTAGGAGGTACGACCAGAAAAGCAGGATATAAAGCTTTTGAACGGAAGTACGGGTTTAAATTAAAAGGTTATATTTTTGAAAAAGAGGTGAAATAATGGGTTCAGTCGTAGGAGCAGTTACAGGAAGTACAGGAGCAGCTAAGAGAGCTGCATCCGCTCAACGTGAAGCAGGAGATATGGCTCAGTATAAACCCTGGAATGTTACGGGTTCATACTTTGGTGATGCTGACTTTGATTATCAATCTAATGAAGCTAGTTATAATCTAAGTCCTGAGTTAACACAACTTAGAGACATGTTTATGAACCAAGCTTTAGCTGGTCCAGACCAAGCTGGTATAGATAGAGCAACTGGTATTAGAGATAAAGGTTTAGGTATGTTTAATGAAGCCTATGACAGAGATATCTCTAAAGATGCTAGTAAGTATTACACTGATATGCAAGACCTTATGGCTCCTGGAAGAGCTAAAACTGAACAACGACTAGCTAACAACCTCTTTGCTAGTGGACGTATGGGACAGGGTAGTGCAACATTTGAAGGTGGTGGGTACGCTAATCCAGAAAGATTAGAATATTTAACAGCTATGAGTAGAGAAGATAATAAAATGGCATTTGATGCTCAATCTCAAGCTAGGTCTGAAAGACTTAAAGATATGCAAACAGGTCTTGGTTATTATGGAATGGGTAATGATATGAGACTTGACCCTTACAATGATGTTTATAAGCTGTTTGGTATGGGTACAGGTGTAGAAGAAATAGGACAAAATCCATTTAAGATGGGTATGGGTTTAGGTTCAGCAGCTCAACCTGGAGACCAAGCTAGAGCAGGAGCTTATATGGGTGCTGCTCAAACTAGATTAAATGCAGACCAAGCAAACATAGGTACATTCACTAACCTAATTGGACAAGGAGCTAGTTGGGCAGGTGGTGGAGGTTTTAGCAGTATGATGGGTGGAGGAAGTACAGCTGGTGGAGGCTGGGGTTCAGGCTCTATGGGTGGAATGCAAGGTGGTGGATGGTCTACCCCTATTAAATCAGCATCAAGCATATTCGGTAAATAAGGAGATATAGATGGCAACAGTAGAAGGATTATTTAATTTTGATGAGAAGCTACTTGCTAGACAAGTAGTTAAGAACAGAGAAAGTGCTGCTATAGGACAAAATGCTCCTACTGGTTGGGGACCTATGATGATGGGAATGAATAAGATAGGTAATGCTATCTTTAATTCTGATGATAAGCTTCTTAGAGAACAGACAATTGCACAGACATCGTTAAAAGAAACTATGGAGATGTTAGGAGATGATGCTCAGGATAGTACTAAACTATATGATGCATTAGGTCAAAGACTAGTAGAGAATGGAGCTAGTGCAGAGACATTAATGAAACTTAAATCAGTAGCATCTACACAAAAGCAAGAAGAAGCTAAAACAGAAGCTGATATTAAGCTTAGAGAGCAAGTTCAAATGCTACAACAAAACCAGTTTGAAACAACTAATTACTTTAAGCAACAAGATATAAATAGGAAGGAAGCTAAATTATTTGAAAGTGCAGCTACTGACCCTAATTCACCATATGCACAAATCTATAGGTCTATATTAGCTAAGCTTTCTGGTGGTGCAGATATGGATAAGAGTGGATATAAAGAACTTCAGAATATATTTATGGGCTTTACTTTATCTTATATTGAAGAAGGTAATAATGCAGTAGATTCTATGCAAAAAGCAACTGAACAGATTCAAAAAGAGTATGAATACAAACCTGATAAAGCATGGATTGGAGATGATAGTGCTATGATTAAATTAGATGGTAATACAACTCCTAAATTAGAGGACGACCAAGACTTTTTAAATTTAGTCGAAGAAAAAAGAACTAAGTAATGGTAACTTTAGCTCAAGTTAAAGAAGCACTAATAAATGCTAGTGCTGAAGGAGATGAAGTAGCTGCTACTAAGTTAGCTGATGGATATCTTAGGATGAAATCAGAGATGAGTACTAATACTTATACAAAAGACCCTGATGATGCTGGTGTAGAGAATATATTTGGAGATAGTAATGTAGGTAGCATAGCTGGTATAGGTGCTAGAATACTTGCTCAACCTATATATGAAGGACTAACTATAGCTAACATGATAGCAGGAGCACCTGAATGGGCTGGTGGACATGCTAATCAGCTATGGAATAGTGTTGACTATTACTTTGATGATGATTTAAATAATGCAGTTAATGCTCAGAATCTTAAATTAACTACACAAATGGCTGATGCTATACATGAAAAGGTTTCTAAAGGGGAACCTGTACCGAGTGAGTGGAAAGATAAGTTAATTCAATTAGATGCAGAAAAAGGTAAAGGTATATCTTATGAGTCAGCATCTAAACTAGCTAAGTTAAGAAGTAACCATGTAGTAGAAGAGTACCTTTCAAAAGGAGCTATAGCAGATAATGTTACAGATGCTATAGTCGATTCCGCAGTACCCAATCCAAAAGAAAACAAAGTAGCTAAACAATTTATAGCTGATGCTCGTAAATGGGTAGAGGATAGTGATGTCATTCCATCTGGTAACACAGCAATGAATGAAAGTATCATGGGTACATTACTTAAAGGTTTTAGTTACTTAATAGATAGAGGTGCTCAAGGATTAAAAACTGTAGGAGTACCTGACGATACAGCAGATTCTATAGTTAACTTAGCATCCTTACTTGCTGGTCCAAAGTTTAGTGCTTTTCATAAAGGAGTTAAACAAAAGCTAGGGTATGATGCAGCAGTTAATTATACTTATGGTAAAGGTATACCTGATATGGTAGGTTTACTTAATAAGAATGCAGGTAAAACCTTAGAAGGTTTAATAGCTAAGACAGATAAACAAAAGTTACAAGCTGAAGTAGATTCAAGACAGAAGTTTGTAGATAACTTAGACAACCCTGCTACAGAAAGAGCTTCTGTTGAGCTTGAAATAAAAGATTTAAAAGCTAAGCAGAACAATATTGAATACAATCCATTAGGTGGAGTAAGACAGTTTAAGACTTGGGATAGTAAGACATATAAAGATGTAGATTTAGAGACATATAATACAGTAGATAATCTAAGAACTAATAGAGAAAAACAAAACATAATTAGAGAACTTACTGATGATAAACCAGGGCTATTAAATCTAAGGAAGTGGGCTTTATGGGCAGGTAGAAGTGGAGACCAAGCAGGTAGAACTGCAGGTACTAATCTTATACAAAGAATGCAAAATACATTTGGTGAACAGAATGGTTTTGGTAAAAACCGTAAGTTAAATGAAGAATCTATAAGACAGTATAATGAAGTTATAGATATGATAGAGACAAAAGGTCCATCTAATGTTAAGTTAAACCCAGCTCAAAGAGAGTTATACAAAGTAATGAATAAGTTAATGAAAGAAGATAGAGCATTAACTAAAGAGTTACAAGATGCAGGGCTATTAGATAAGTTTGATATTGAAGATAGTTTTGTACCTAGAAGATTCCAAATGGAACAAGATAACATTCGTATGAATTTATTTGGTGATAAGTATAAAATTAAGTATGGTGATGCACCTATTAGACAGAAAGCACCATTAGCTGATAGGGTATATTTTAAACTAACATCTCCTGGAAAAGAACCTATCTTTATTACTAGAGGTAAGAAGTTAATTAAAGGTCAGAAGAAAGGTGAGAAAGGTAAAGGAGACCCATTAGTATCTGTCAATAGAAGAGTAGAAAAAGATGGAGAAGTATATAAATTCCAAACAGAACCTGGTAAGACTTGGGTTAATCGTAAGACAGGTTTAGAAGAAATGACTCCTGATGGTTCATTAGCTTCTAAGATATCAACTGCTGCAGGTAAGCTTAATGATGGTAGAGGATTGCTTGGAACTAAAGACTTTGTTACTGTAGATGGTGTAAAGTATAAAGTAGAAAACATATCTAGAAAAGAGATGGCAGATAACTATGCTAAAGATGTAGTTCCTGACCACTTATCATCTCTTGTTGATTCTGTTAATCAGAAGAGACAAGCAATGAGAAAAGATATGTTTAGTAAAGCTTACTTAGAATCAGCATTTGGTAAAACTAATTCTAGATTAATTGATTCAGTAGATGCAGGTCAAGGTAAGAGAGGAGCATATGACCCAGCTAAACCTGAGAAGAATGTAGCTGAAAGTAACTCTGAAAGATTAGAAAACAAAGGACGTAGAACATCTAGAGACCAGTTAGAACCTATGAAGATAGATTTGAATGATGCTGGTTTACCTTTATTTAATAAGTATGCTTTCTCTAAGAGAGCAGGGGATATTATATCTGATAACTTTAGAATTTATGAAGAGAAAGGTATCTTAGGTAAAGTATCTGATACACTTGTTAAGAACATGATGCTTAATCCTATTCCTCACATGCACAATGAGTTAATTCATTACTACTCTACACTAGGGTTCTCAAAAGCAAACAAAGCTTTTGGTCAAGGACTATGGAACAACATGTTTGGTACTAAAGGTTCTCAATCTAAATGGGCTCAAGATGGTGCATGGGCATTTAAACAAGTGATGGAAAGAACACCTGAATATATTAAACTTATAGACCAGGGTGCATCTTCTATGAGTGTTAATGTTATTAACTCTAGAACATGGGGTAGAATACAAGAACAAAATGAGAAGTCTTTCTGGGAACCACAGATAAAGAACCCAGGTAGAATGGGTAAAGTATATAATAAAATTTATCCTTTTGCTTATAAAGGAGCTAAAGGTTATGGTGGTATCTCTAACTATGCTCAGTATTCTATGTGGACTATGCGTGATATATTATACATGCAATTAGTTAAACAGAAGATGGATTCTAATTTAGTTACTAGTGTTAAAGCTTGGAATAAGAGTGGTAGAAAAGGAGATAAACCTGTTGAAGACATGTTACAAGCAGCAAAAGAAGTAGAGCTACACATGCCTACATATAGATTACCAGAGACTATTGGTCCAGAAGGTGTACTAGGATATAAGATTACAAGAGCTATTGCTAAAGTATTATCTAATCCAGAGGTAGTTATTTTTGCTAGGTATAAACATGGTATGGTATCATCTGGTATGAATACAGGTAAAGATATGTTAGCAGCTCTAGACCCTATACTATCTAATACAGGTAAACCAGGTAAATTTGTTAAAGATAAGCTAGGTTATAAAGACATAGCGTTAGGTAGAAGTAATCTTAAACAAGTATCTGATGGTGTTAACTCAGGTTTATCTTTAGCTACTGCTATGTATATGTTATATCCAATGATGGATGGATTATATCAAGCATTGTTTGATGGAGATGAATTGAAGTTAAGAAGAGCTGGTATTCTACACGTTGCTGAAACTGTTTATAAAGTAGGTACAGAAGAATCACAGTTACATAACTTAAGACAAGTTCTATTAACTATTAATCCTTCATTACAATTAGCTTATGAATTGATGATGAATCAAACTATATACAATGACCAAGCTATATATGATTTAAATGATTTAGCAGGGTCTGGTAATATAGAAGACTTTATAGCTGATGTAAGCCTTAAGCTTAGAGATTCTATACCTCAAGCAAGTAACTTAATTAATGCTTATGATGAAGGAGAAGATTTCTCTGGAGATAAATGGTTATCTAAACAGTTAGATGCTAAGAATAAATCTCATAGACAACTTATGAAGAAACAGCAGAGAGCTGCTAAGGAAGCTTTAAAAGATTTGAATAAAGCTATGGCAGATGGTGAAGAAGATTTAACTCCGTATTTAGAAGACTACTGGAGAATACAACCATACTTTGCAATCTAACAAAAAAAAGAGTGCTCTAGAACCCTTATAAACAGGGGCTCTAAAAAGCACTTTTTTACCTTAGACGCATTTTAAGAGCCTGTGTTGAATTTAGGTAGGTTACCCTACGTTGACCCATACCAAGCTACCTGAAAGCGTAATATTAACACATCAATTAAACAGTAATGTATCAATCTTTCATCGTGTTTCTGTTCAGTAAACTCGATACCAATTCCTACTCCCATGAGTGGTCCCACTGAAAATCTCATAGTGTTACTCCTAAATAATTTAAAATACCTAGTAGATATATAGCTAGAGCTACTAGATTTAGTGCTATTAATGATGTTTCTTCCCAATAAAATGATACAACTATCCAGCCGAGTGTGGCTGGGATAGCTATATATAAGTTAAGAGGATAGATATTATATGCAGTTAATAACATACTACATATAATACCTAGTGTTGATATCCATTTAAGTAATTTCACAAGCATTCCCCGTACAAGCTAGTGTCTGTGAACCTTCTGTGTTATCTTCTTCTTCTTTAAATGTACTCCAATCTATACTAGAAGGTGTAGCAACAAGTAAGTTCTGATACTCTTCCTTAGTACATTCTTGATATGGTGCTTGTTGATAACTGTGGTCACTATGTGGTAAGAAACTAATACCACTTATCTCATCGAAGTATTTGTATACCCAAGCTCCAACTTCCATCCATTCATGTTCCCTTACATTGATAGTAACACTAGGTTTGTGGTTACAGAAATGTCTCTGATATATTAACCAATTCTCTAGTTCTTCTAGTGCAGTTCTATCATCTCTAGTAATAGCATTAGTAGGAGATTTGATAGGGAAAGAAAACACTGCCGTACTGTCAGGTCTGAATGCTTCGTCTTCTACTTGAACACCTTTATCTTTTAAGAACTGATAGATGGAGTCTTTTTTATCCATTCTAATAGTACGAATATAGTAGGGACTATGACGAGAGTGAATACCACTAGCACTATCAACCAACTGACTAACGGTTCCTGACGGTTTAACGCATGTGATGCTCTTGCTTTCCTCAATGCCGAGTATTTTTGCATACTTTTTATTGACCTTATTGGCTTCATCTCTTAACTCCTCTAGAAATTTAGGGTCAGGGTTTGATGTAATCTTAGCATCCATAATCCCTGTTAGTGATACTCCAAGTAATCTTTCTTCCTTAGTATTCTTTACCCATTCTGCTGATAGGAATTGGAACTTAGTTAGATTAGATTGTAGTGTACCTAGTATAGTAGCTAGTCTAATCTTATTCTTAAGAGATTCTTTAGTATCGTTAGCTCTAACTACAACTTCAGTTAGGTTACAGAACTGTTTATCTCGTAGGATGATTTCTGAACAAGGGTTCGTACCATAGTTTAAATCAGGTTCTCTACCTTGTTTAATAGCTTGAGATTGAGATGCTACTCTGTTAAAGATACCTCTTTCTCCAGACTTAGACTTAACTAGAGACAACCATTCTTCCATGAATACTTCCATGTCTGGCTTCTCTGTGTAAGCTACTGAATTGTTAGCTAGTCCTCTATAAGCATACTCATTGTACCAAGCTCCCATCTTAGCTTCTCTCATTCTCTTATCAGTTAGATTAGATAATGAAATTAAAGCAGAACGTCTAACTCCTCCAACTACTACAATCTCTCCAACCATACAAACTATATCATGAACTTCTAATGATGTAAGTTTACGTCCTTTAGCAGCAAGGAATGATTCTACTACAAAATCAAACAATCTTTTTAGTGGTTCAGGTCCTGAAGCTCTACCTCCAAAGGTTTTAAGACGAGCTCCTGCTGGTCTAACATTGGAATAGTCAACTGTAGGTATGTCTCCTTCCCATAGACTAGATAGTAGTTTCTTAAACGACTTCGCCCAGCCAAGTTTGCTGTCGCCAACAACAATAGTATCAGTAGTAACACTAATATCTTCTGGTATCGCAGGTAATTTACTAATCTCTTGTCTCTCACAACTAAATCCAACTCCTGTTCCGTTCATTAGAATGTATAAAGCTTCTGAGAAAGCTCTCTTGTTATTCATGGCAAGATAAGAACAATTATATGCTGCAATGTTATCTCTATCACAAGCTTCACCAGCACTCATCATTAATCTCATTGAAGGCATGATGTCTAAGTTAAGAACTGCCTCACGAATCTCTTTAAACTCTTTGGTTAAGCCGTTGTTTTTGCTCTGTAAATAATTAACCATTCTATCTACAGTTTCTTCCCAAGTTTCTCGTCTATTTTCATTTGGTAGATATCTT